GTCAGCCGCCACCCGCTCAGGAGCGTTTTCTTCAGCCTGCAAACTCCAGTTTCGTAGTGCACGAACTGCCGAGTTGAGCTATTGATAACCCAGTTCATTGCCTCCTTTTGGTCGTCAGTCATTTGATCTTGCCATACATCCCTGAAACCCAGCAAGACTGCTTGTAGTGCCTCCATGGAATGTTGAGAATTAAAATCAGCGAAATCAAAACAGAACGGTAAATCCCCGGTATCTGCAAGTTTAAGCCTCAATTTCGCTTTTTCCATGCTCGCATTTGCACCTATCGGTACCTCTGATGGGAGTAAGTGTTCACAAGCAGGCATTGCAAACTCAGTTACCAAGTAACTTGTAAGATCACACCCATATATAGCCCTCATTTTCGCCCACTCGTACTTAACAGATGGCCAAGCATGTACTTCGGGTATTCTTCCTGTGAAATGATTCATAGGCAATTCAGGCATTGCACTCACTGTCCAAATTTTATTCCGTGTCTCACGATCTTGAGTAACATATTTACTGTCGTCCGGGTACTGTGAATGCACGCTACCCGCTGGCACCAATGCCCAGCGCTGTTCCCAGAAGTCTTTCCATAGAGTTGATTTGAATCTTTTTCCCTGCCCACGCGCCGCTGAGAACAACTGTATTGAGGTTGATCTGATCTGACTAGGTGTAATGTTAGGCGCATCCGTTCTCATCCTTTTATCCTTCTCATCCTGCCACGATATATTCCCTACTGCCCTGTTGACTAGAACGTGCAACTCAAACAGCTGTTCATACCTTCCTGACACGTGCTGCCACTGCTTGAGTGACTCAGAGTAATGTTTGAGCGATGCAAGAAGACTTACCACATTACTGGTGTCGGAACAAGCCAGTATGTGTGTGAAGGCAATTAGTTCTAAACTCCCACAACACGCCGCAAATAACATGATACCTGCAACTGCCGTAACCGACAATGAGTCGCATCCTTTAAGCTCGTATGCAATCCTGTTTAACGCTTCTTTTCTATCCGAGACCTTAATTATCTCAGACGGCACATAATGTATATGATGCTCACCTGATATCTTAGTCTTCGGCCAGTCATTATCACACCACGGGCCTGAGGGGTCAAGCCA